CATCACCGGCGGATTTTCGAACTTCTCCAGCGTCGGGGCATCAAGGGCTTCTCGAAACAATGCACTGTCAGGTGCATCCTGGCTTTGGGTCGTGTCACTCATCTGATCATCTCCCCGGAATTGTCGTATCCGGCCACGAAGCCGCCATGTCGCTGGCAGCAGGCGAGGTGAGATAACCCCATCTCACAAGGACCGCAGATTTCGTTCATGCGGGACGATTAGTGAACAACGTCGTCGGAAACATTGTCAGGAGCTATCTGTCTGCTTCGCGCATTCAGTTCAATGATGATTTCATTGAGGGTTTCAATGATGGATTCCTGAAAACGATTGAGGTTTGTCATCATCCATTCTTCATCGAGGCTACGTTCGACCCGCCGATGAATTTCCGCGCGCAGGAATGCATTGGAGACGTCATACCCGTAATTGTTTTAGGCCCACCGCAGTCTGTCATAGAACTTTTCATCAATTCTCAGGGTAACCAGCCTGGTCTTGAACTTTTTGGGAGATCTCTTCACCGCTTATTTCTCCGGTGTCGGATTGAATTGCTCATAGTCGCGGTGCCTGCTCCAGTCCGCCAGCAGCCGCCCGGTCGCGGGACCAATCGGCTGGTTCTTGTGCGCCGAGTTGATCGGGACCTGGGCCAGTTCGATGGTTGGAGGGCTGGCTTTCGGTTCTGGATTAGCCATGGTCTGTTCCTTGATGGGAGCCCGGTGAACGATCTTCAGCCGAGGCGGCTTTCTGACGGGTTTAGTTTTCCTGGCGGCCTTTTTGACGATCTTCCTGGCCGCGCGTTTCATTCCTCGGCCGGTGGCATCTTGAGCATCGCCGCGCGGTCCAGGTGGCGATGGCTAGATTCATTGGCACGATCGGCCGAGCGGTGCAAATGATTCAGCGTGCGGTCCACCACCTCGCCGTGACGGTCGGCGTTTTGTTGGGCGTGGTCGGCCAGCAGTTCAAGCGGCGACAACAGCGCCTTGTGGTACAGGCTTTGCGCCGAGGCCCGCTTGTGCATGGCGGTGGCGTTGGTTTCGTTGATGTCGGCAACCTGCTGCGCGGTCTGCAACGGAGTCTGAGGTTGCGGAGGGGCTTGCGGCATTCCCTCGGTTCGCGCCTTGGCGACGTTGAGCATGGCGCCGGACTGGATCTTGCCAACCTCGGCCTGCTTCTTCTGGATATCGGCGGCCTTGTCCTGCATCAGGAGCTGCTGGATCTGCTGCTTCTGCGGATCGGGCTGGCTCACCATCATCTGCAGCTTCTTCTTCTCGGAGAGCGGCAGGTTACTGGCCTCGATGATGGCGGCCGGCGGCACCGGCACGTTGTTCTGCGACAGCGCCATCAACAAATCGAAGATGTCGCCCATCACGGTTTCGTTGTCGGCGCCCTCGTCGATCTTGATCTCGACATCGATATTGCCCAGTGCGTTGACCAGCATCGGGAGCCCGAATTCGTTGAGTTGCACGCCGTTGATCTGCAGGAACTGGGCGACCTGCTGATCGCCCGACACCCGGAGCATACGGTCCGCGGTCCAGAATTTCTGTGCCGCCATCCAGCACGCCCGGTAACGTTCCAGTTTCCACATCCTGAAGTTCTTCAGGAACGGGCCGAGTTCGGCCAAGCCCGCCTGCTGCAGCATGTTGGCGGCGCGTCCAGAGACATTCTGGCCGAACTGCTGGATCAGTTGCTGGTTCGGACCGAACGAATCAATTTCGGTCTTGGCGTCGGTATAGTAGTTGGTCTGCTGGATGAATTCCTGCTCGGGCTGGATCACGTCGAAATCGTTCTTGTCGCCGCGGTAGACCAGGACGCCATCGGGACGCGCGGCTTCCCGCCGCGTCACCTCGATGTCATCGACCGCGCCTTCCCGCAAGCGGATCTGGCGGGTGTTCATGATGTGCATCGCCTTGGAGCGATGCTGGTTGAGCGCGTCCTGCGGACCCCGCAAGCGTCGCACCAGGCCATAATGGTCGCCGTGGATGTCGATATAGGCGCAAAAGCCGTGGAATTTGGAAATCGACTGGCCGCGTTCGTTGATGAACGGGCTTTCGCCGGACATCAGTTCGACAATGCCGGTGTGCAGGCACCACTTCCAGATGTTGCCTTCCTTGTACCAGTGATCGACCAGCCTTACCCGATGATAGATGTCGATCCACATCGGCTCGCGGTCGGTATCGAACGCGGTCCAGTAGCCGCCGTCATTGTTGATGGACTGCCGGATCATGTCCTGGGCGTCGGGGAAGGCCTCTTCCAGTTCGTCGGCATCGGCCCATTTATAGACGCCATGGAAACGGGCGTCGTGGAAGTCGTTCTTGACCGAACGAGGATCATAGAACCAGGTTCTTGGGTCCACATAGGCAAACGCGAGGTCGGGATCTTCCTTGTCACCCTTTCTCAGGACCAGTTCCGAAATCCCCATGCCGTGGATCATGGCATCGCGGCAGCACTCGACTTCGAGATCCTCGGCAAAAGAGGCATCGCAGATGGTGCTGATCACTTGCGTAGCGACCTCGGCGCCCTGCTCGCCGTTCGGGGTGTTGGGATAGGCCTTGGGATCGGTCCTCAGCCGGCGGATGGTGCCGGCCAGCGAGTCGATCTTGCGGCCGGTGCGGTCGAAGGTGATGGCAGGTTGCTGGCGGCGTTTTAAGACCCGCAGTTGTTCCTGGGTCCACTGATCGACATGGTAGTAGCGCCACGACATCCTTTGTTCGTCGATCTCCCGGCCCTTGGCATAGGCGTAGTTCTCGAATGCGCGTCGTCTTTTGACGATCGAGGGATAGGGGTTGCCGTTCTTGTCATAGCCGACCGGAGAGGTGAAACCGTCACTGTACTGGCCGAGATGGGAGGCTTCGTCGAGGGATATCACGAACACTCTCTATTATAATGTCATGTGATCGACGGTCTTGATCTTCTTGTCCTGGTAGCCGTCCTCGGGCAGCGTGGGCACGGCGTTCTTTTTCAATCTGGCCACCACCATGATGTCGAGCAATTGTCCGACCAGTCCCAGGGCATCGACCTGGTCGTCGTGTTTCGCAGCGGGGAAAGACAACAACTCGGCAAGAAAATCACTAACCCAGTTGGCGTTCTTCGGATAGTACAGCCCATCGAGCGCCATTCTTCCCTGGATAGATCTGGCTCTGACGGCCTTGTCGCCGCGGGCGGTAAAGGTCCTGCGGTTGACATAGACTCGCCTCGCCCTCATGCGCTTTTCCAGGAACGGGCCGACGCCCGACTTGATCTGGCCGGGCTCCTCGGCCCATTCCAGGGGTCGATATTTCTGGCAGAGGTCGCAGAACGCATCGACCCAGACATCGGCGCTGGCCTGCCGTCGCCAGATATCCAGCAGGTACATATTGTTGAGGTGGTCGATGCCGACCACAACATGGACGGTGTAGTCGCCGCCGTCCGCGGTCACCGCGTAGTCCGACCCGCCGTAGACTCTCAGGGTTGAGGAGTGAGGGATGATGTCCCGGGGTTTGAGCCATTCCTCCTTGAAGAAATCACCCTCATCGGGGGCCGGGGCCTGCTGGTAGAGCGCGGACCAGATTCGGGGCGGAGTAGTGTCTCTAAGAGTAAGCAGTTGAGCACCGTAGCCGTAGTCATCGTCGCACCATAGAGGCTCGTCCACATCCCGACCCAAAGGGTCATCAGGCTTGGCGAGGGCGGGCAGGGAGACGACATCCCATTTTTCATGATTCAGCAGCCTTCCGGCAAGGTCATCTTCGTGCCAGCGGGTCTGGATCAGGACCTGGCGAGCACCAGGTACAAGACGAGGACGAAAATCATTGAGATACCAATCCCACAGCCGATCCCTAACCAGAAGCGAGTCCGCGTCCTGCCGGGACCGAATAGGGTCATCGATCAATCCATATAGCGCCCGAAAGCCGGCGATGCCGACATTGGCGCCGGCGGCGTAGTATTCGCCACCGCCCTTGATCGACCAGCGATTGGCGGCCTGGTTATCATCCGAGAGACGGATCTTCAACTCAAGACCATGGTCGGCAATGATGTTGCGGACGCGCCGGCCCCAGCGTTCCGCCAGTTCCGTGGTGTGGGAGGCGGCCAGAATCAGCGCCTTGGGGTCCTGGGCCAAGAGCCAGGGCGGAAACAGGATCGAGGTATAGGTGGATTTCGCTGACCCCGGCGGCATGAATAATGCCAAGCGAATAATATCACCGCGGGCGACGGCCTCCAGCTTCTCGATGATCAAACGATGGTGTCGCGCCGGCCTGAAGCCGTTGTATTCGCACCATTTCTGCAGGCTGCCCCGCAACTGATTGCGCAGCAGCCGTTCGTTGGCACAGTTTTCCTTGTCGAGGACAAGTTCGTCTGTCACGGCTTCTTGGAGGTGGCGGCCTTGACCGCCCACATCGCGGCTTCCTCATAGGCGGTTTGCGCCAGGTCCGCCAACCGGGGGTCGAGATGCTTCAAATCCTCGCAGAGGTCGATCAGATCAGCGGTATAGCGCTTGAGCTTATCGACCATGTTGTCCTGGCTCGGATTGAAGCTTTCCCGAACCCTCTCGGCTCCAATGCTCATCATCGCTCCTTACTTCGAGGGTGTGGGATGCGGTGGATTGATGGTGCCAACCACCGCCCAGCCGGTCACCGGGGTCCACACGGTATGCCACTCGACGATCGCGCCATCCTGCGGCGGCGGATTGGGAATGTAGATTGGCGGCATCACGGACGGCGGCAAACTGCCGGGACCGCCCTCGACATGCGGCGGCTGAGGTTTCGGCGGCTCAGGCCAGATGGTGGGCGGGATCGGATGCGACACCCATGGTGGCGGGCCGCCTGGCGCAATCGGATGAGCCGGGTGGCCGGGCGATGGCCAAATGCCCGGGGGCTGTCCTCCTGGTGCAATCGGATGCGAAGGATGGCCGGGCGATGGCCAGATCCCCGGAGGCGGACCTCCCGGGGCAACGGGGTGGGTTGGCCATCCCGGCACGCCAAACGAAGGATCGACCGGAGCAGAGGGTCCTCCCGGGGCGATGGGGTGAGAGGGCTCGCCAGAGGAAAGCGGCGTGATCATGGCTAGAAACGGCTGCATATCTAGTTCTCCTCACTGGATTTGCTCAATTCGGAATATTCGGTGAAGCGGGCTTGCACGAACTGCACCGCATCGTTCTGCGCGATGCCATTTTCGGTACACCATTCAGCATAGATGCCTGACAGAATGGTGATGGCGACCGGGACCGGAATGCGGTCCAGCGCGGCGTGAATCACGTCCACGATGGTCTTTTCCTGCTGGGTGGCCATGGTTGCTCTTCAAGAGAGGAATCAAGGCCGGAGCGCAGGGGTTTGGTCTGTGCTCCGGCTTAACACCTGGCGGGCTTGGGGTAGTCAGCAGGTGTGAAGCAACATCTTCCATGAAGGATTGCCAATTAGCAATACTAAAAGCAATACTACCAACAGCCTTCTCTAGCATCCTCGGCAGATATCGGGAGGCGGGGGAGGATACGGCGGCAGCTCGGGGACCTGGCTCTCTTTATATATGTCCCTGTTATCGAAGCCTGGGAAAGTGCATGGAGTAATCACCCCCCGCCAGCATGGTCAATAATGCAATGATCACCAATATCAAGACAATCAGCCACACCGCCTGCTCGACCCTCTCCGGAATCGCGATCCCCATCACCTGCCTCAAGACCCAGAACACGAAATAGATCACCGCGCAGATAATAATGACGCCGATCAGAATCCATAACAGTTGTATGGCAATGCCGATCATGGCAGACTCCCTTCAAAGGGGAAACTCATGAGCATCAGCAAACAAAGCAAACTGAAAAACGATGTCGTCAATGATATTGTGCAGCGACTGGGACAATTGCCGGACAAGGACCGCCTCCATGTGCTGGCCGCGGTGTTTTCCGTCATGGTCGAGGTCAGTGACATAGACCCCAATCGAATTGGCAGGCAGATGCTGCGCCGTCCATAAAATGCTGAAGAAATACGGCGACCTGAGGCCATACCAATAGAACTAGGTATCGCAACGGCGAACCCTAGGTATTTTCAAAGGAAAACCTCAGGTCGCCGTAATCACCCAGCCATACATCGTATTGCCGACCTGATCAGTCGAGGTATAGGTCAACGGAATATAGCCCTGGCTCTGAAACTGAACCCAGTCCGCCGCTCTTCGGATGCGGTCCGCGATCTGCCGCTGCGGCAATAACGCGCCGTTCTGTCCGGAAATGCCCGGCACGTTCACCGTCAATACGATCTGCATGTCAGCCTCCCTTGCTCTCCAAAGCCTCGGCCGCTTCTGCCTTCCTTCGATAATACGTCGCCTTCGATATTCCCAGCTTTGCCCACTCGGTCAGTT